ACCGCAAGGGTGCTAGTTTCAGTGACCCGGTTATAAAGTCTTGCGAAGCGAGCAACTGGCGAGAAGTGGGCAGCGGTACACAACGAAAGGATATAATATGAAAGAACTAAAAGACGAGTACAAACCAGGCGGCGCAAAGCGCCAATATATTTTGGATAAGGCTGTTGCTTATCTAAGAGATAACAGACTGATGGCTACACAACAGGCGCGCCATGAATTCTGTACCCAGGAACTGATGATGACTGAAACAGAATACCTGGAATGTTTAAACAAAGCGAGTGGAGGTGAACTATGGAAGAGCGTGTAACGAGGACCAACCCGTACTCAGGCGAGTCAGCAATGCTGACCGCCGAGGAAGCAAAGCTGCACGATGATATTAAATACGCAGAGTTTATCGAGGACTACGACACTGTTCGTAAAGGACTATCTAAATTTTCTAAGCTTAATCCTAAAGCTTACATGATCTTACTAGACTAATAGAGGTACCAGACGCGATCCTAATTTTGGATCGCGTCTATAAATCGATTCCGCTTTTTATATAAAGGGGTCCCACTACTCTGGGTTGTATTGCATGTTTTATACGTTTATAATAGAATAAAACTTTATGGGTTCCAAAATTAACCCAAAAAAATTTTGCGGAAAAAATTTTTCAAATGGAAATAGATTTAGAAAAGATAAAAAGATTACCCCCTGACGTAAAGAAGGACTTCATGAAAATGTATCTGCGCCATGCAGAGAAGAAAAAGGAGTCTAAGATTCAATCTAACTTTATGAGTTTCGTGAAGCATGTTTGGCCAGAATTTATTGAAGGCACGCATCACAAGATGATTGCAGAAAAGTTTGATAAAATTTCAAGAGGAGAACTAAAACGATTAATTGTAAATATGCCACCAAGGCACACGAAATCAGAGTTTAGTTCTTTCTTACTTCCCGCCTGGATGATTGGAAGAAATCCAAAATTAAAAATTATTCAGTCGACTCACAACACCGAACTCGCAGTACGTTTTGGACGAAAAGCTAAAACCCTAATGGACTCTCCTGAGTACAAACAGATATTTGACACAAGGCTCAGAGAAGACTCCCAAGCTGCGGGTAAATGGGAAACCCAGCAAGGAGGTGAGTACTATGCAGCCGGTGTCGGATCGGCAATTACAGGAAGAGGTGCAGACCTTTTGATCATTGACGATCCGCACTCCGAGCAAGACGCCCTGAACCCTGGTGCGTTGGAAAAGGCTTATGAGTGGTATACTTCCGGTCCTCGTCAACGTTTGCAACCAGGTGGTACCATTGTGTTAGTTATGACTCGTTGGAGTACAAAAGATTTAACTGGAGAATTATTAAAAGCATCATCCGAACCAAAAGCAGATCAGTGGGACGTGATTGAATTTCCAGCCATCATGCCAAGCGGTGAACCTTGTTGGCCAGAGTTCTGGGAACTTGATGCGTTAGAAGGAGTAAAAGCGTCTCTACCTGGAAATAAATGGAACTCCCAGTGGATGCAAAACCCGACCTCGGACCAAGGAGCTTTGATCAAGAGAGAATGGTGGAAAGAATGGGAAGGTGAAATACCTGCCTTACATCATGTGATACAATCCTATGATACCGCATTTATGAAAAAACAAACGGCAGATTATTCTGCCATTACGACTTGGGGTGTATTCTATCCAGATGAAGATTCGGGCCCACAGCTTATGCTGGTGGATGCATTAAAAGGTAGATACGAGTTTCCTGAGCTTCGAAGAATTGCTATGGAACAATATGGATATTGGCAACCTGATACAGTTATTGTGGAATCTAAGGCCTCTGGATTGCCTTTGACCTATGAATTAAGGAAAATGGGAATACCAGTAATTAACTTTACACCATCAAAAGGGAATGATAAACATTCTAGAGTTAACAGTGTTTCTCCTCTGTTTGAGTCAGGGAGAATATGGGCGCCCACGCAAATGCAATTTGCGCAAGAGGTTATTGAAGAATGTGCTGCGTTTCCATACGGGGATCATGACGACCTGGTGGATTCTATGACTCAAGCGGTCATGCGATTTAGACAAGGAGGCTTTATTGAACATCCTGAAGATGCTGCTGACGATCCTATTGCGCAGCCAAAAAAAACGTATTATTAATATGGTTGGAATAAAACCAACCGTAAAAGGAAAAGAATTAGATGTACACAACGCTATTCAGAATTCTGCTGGCCACACTTGGAGCAGCTCATCCTTTAGTAAAAAGGATGAAATCGAAAATAGACGACGCAGCCAAAAAGGACAAAGACGACAAAGTAGTCGAATTTCCCTCTAGAGGTCTAGAAGAAATACCTGCCTCAAAAGCTTTCCAAGAATTAGATATTGAAAGAGCTAATAAAAATCAATTAGATGATTTTATAAAAGAATTAGAACCTATTGTTGAAATGGGTCCAGATGCGTTCAAGAAAATAGATATGGAATCTCAAGGAAATCTTTTTAGAAACGTCAAACGTTTTGAGAGAAAATTATTACAGACAGAAAAATCAGATGAAGGTATTGCATCATTAGATAAACCTAAAGCACCTGTCTTTGAAATTGGTTCAGGACAAGAAATGCAGGGTGAGGGTCTAGCATCGTTACAACAGAGATTTGGTTTACCAGAAGGGGCTCCCGGACCAAGGAACTCGAAACTGGATGCAGGGATCATTGAACTCAAAAGAAAAACAGGTGAAGTTCAGCAAGCAGCAGATGATTTAGTTGCAGCCGAAAAGAAACTTGACGATGATATGAATGACGGTGCAGAGAGGTTAAAAAGATTAAAACAACTTGGAGAAGTCAGAGGATTGGCGAGACAGTTTATTGTTGAAGATATTAAATCAGGTAAGTTGAAAAACTTATCACCTGGTATGAGAAAAGGAATGTTAGAACCTACTGGATCAGGACTCGATGGTGATCCGATTGATGTTATCAATAGATACTATGGCGGCAATGCACTTGAGGTTTTAGATATGCTAGCTAAAAAATATGGATCAGGCCCACGTGCTTTTGAAAGTGCAAAATCTGATTTAAAAAACAAAATAGATATTCAAGAAAATTTTGAAATGTATCCATTAGACTTTCCAGAGCCTTCTCCTTTTTCAACAAAAAGAAAAATACCATTAACTCAAGTTGAGGTCGTACAGTTTTTAACAGGAAGAGACAAAGAAGGAAATCCTATTCCAAGAGAGCTATTAGAGTTTTATGATAGAAACTTTGATTTCAACGATGATGCATCCGGTGCACAAGCATATTTAAGAAGGTATATAAATGATGAAGGTGACCAACAAGAGTTTCTACAAAACTTACCTTCTTCATTAAATACAGAAGCCGCAATGAAGGTTGGAAGTTTAAAAGGTATACCCGTTGGTAAAAAATTAAGTGCAGATCAAATTGAACAATTTAAATTTAAATCAGATGTAAAAGTACCAACTTTACCTATGCGACTTATCACTAATTTTGATCAGCCTCTTGATTCAGAAGCATTAATCAAAGAAGGTTATAGCGTGGATCAAGCAGACGTATTAATGAAAGCAAGACGAATTTTACAAACTGGTGAAGAAGCAAATCCAAACGAGGCCTTACTACGTGTCAAAGAAGAAATGGCAGATTTAAAAGGTGTAGATGTAGAAGATATCGATTTTGATTTTCAAATTGAAACACCTGACCCAGATGATCGGGTACAAAATCCAGGACTTCCAAACATATTGGCGGTATAACCGTGAAGATTAATCAATACAATCAAATGATGAATTACCTCACGAGGCCTGCAGCAGTGCCGCGTGAAAGCAAAAGAATTGGTGGACCTACTCTTTTGTTTATGATTGATTTTATTTTACGACATGGACCCAAAGTTTCTGAAGTGGGTAGTAAAATCTCAAAAGAGTTTTTAGAAAAAATGGCTCAGGTTAATCCTGAAAACATTGAAAGAGTCTACAGAGATATTGAAGCAAAACTTGCTCTTGGTGGAAAGTTTAAAGACGATGTTAAAAAAGGTGAAGCGCCTAAAACAGATGTCGAAAAAGTTAGAGCACAGAAAAAATCATTTGATGAAACTGAAAAAGAATTAGCAAAAGAAGGACAGATTCCCGTAAGAGATGACACCATAAAATCTACTTATAAGTTTACCGGAGACGAAACATTAGATGATTTATATAAATTAGAAGAAGAAGGAATTATTTCAAGAAGTGATTACAATGTTTATGGAGAGAGATATTTAGATTACGTCGATGCACAAGTTGCAAAAAAATTTGGATATACAGAAGAACAAGTAAATAAAATGCCAATCGGTCGTTTAAATGTTTTAAGATCAAAAGCAAATCCAAATTGGGCAGAAGCAAATTATGGTGAAAACTATCAAAATATTTTAGAAAAGGAAAGAGCAGCCGAAGTAGAAGCAGGTGTTTATGACGATCCGAATATGTTTGATGATGTGTTTAACAACATGCAAAAAGAAAT